TGTTTCTTTTTTGTCTTTAGTCGTGAGTTCTATAAGAGCTTCAAAAGGTTTACTCCCCCTGTTTTGGACGAAATCCATCCAAACACCAGTGTTCTTGTAAATCTTTAGTGCGGTTTTGTTATCACCATCTCTATATAAAGCTTGAGTTCTCCAATGGTCACCACAATCAATTAGAGTATAGCCTATTGACTCTAAGATTCCTTGGAAATCTTCAGAATTGATCGAAGTCTGGGATTTCTTCTTGATGTTCATTTCGTTGCAATTCCTCTTCCCCGTTTAACGATCTAGCGATATCTCTTAAATCGCCTCTTTCTGTGATATTAAAATTATTAAAATTTAAATTAATAGCATTTTTTCTCAAGGTATCTCCAATACTTACTGGTTCTACAGCGCCAGCTATATCACTGCCTAAATGCCTAGCTTTAACATTAATCAGCTTGTGCGTACCAAATCGTTCACCTTCACTCTCCACTTCATCACCCGTCTTACTCCTCAAGATAAACATATGAGAACAAAACTGAGTAATACGATCTGATAAAGACACGATAGACTCATCATCTACTACATTCTGAGAGTTCCTGTTATTAGTAATACCGTATCTATTAGACTGAACAGACGTTATCATAGGAATCATAGGGTTACCTTCATGTAGAATCTCTTTCTGCACACACTTCTTAAACTTATCAACCATTTCCCCGACAACTTGCCACTCTGATTTATTACCGTTACTTTCTGAAGTCGTTTTAATATAATCAAAAGAAAAAACCATTTGGTTACCTCTACCTACTTTAGCATAGTAAAATCTTTTTAATGTGTTAACCATAGAATCTACGTCCATCCCACCCACATTGTAGTAATAGAATTTTAGTTTACTTATTTTGGGCCATACAGATCTCACTTTATCCACCACGTCCTGTCCAGCTTTTCTCCATTTACCGCTCTCTAGTAAATGCATAGAAACTCCCGACAAGGCCGCACACTGTCGCATAATTAATTCTTCTTTACTCATCTCTCCATTATCAAAGTGGAGAACTGGGACATCATATTTTAAACTAACTTTTGTGGAATAATCCATGCAGAACTGCGTTTTACCTACACCAGACCTCGCTACGATAACAGTTATATTACCAGCTCTCAATAGAGAGCCATAAATATCATTAATCTTTTCATGCGGCCCCATCATGCCGAATTCTGTAACTGGGTTATTACCTCTCTCCTCTACAAGCGCCTCCATCTCTTCATATATGTTTTCTGGTGTATCATTGCCGATCTCATACAGGTTAATGCGAGAATTATATACATTGTCAGCCAGCTCTATAATCTCTCTATAAGATGATTCTGGAGAGATATTCTTCATCTTCTTAGCTATCTCTTGAGAGGACTCAAGAATCTCTCTACGAATGGAATACTTCTTTAATTCCTTAGCTGTTTTTAAGATGTTCCCCTTTGGGACTTTTCTGAGAGATAGAGACTTGATATAATCAGAGGGCTTTAAATTGTCTTCAAAAGATAACCCTAAATCATTAACTCTTTGAGCTACGATAATCTCATCTATGTCATCTCCAGCATCGATAGCTTGTTGGATAATACGAAAAACAGCAGAATGAAGAGAACTCTGCTTAGAATAAAAATCTGAGATGCTAATAAAGTTAGATATCTCAGCTAAGCTTTCAGGCTCTTTAAGTAAACCTGCTAGCAATTGTTTTTCTAATTCAAAATTATATATCATCTCTACAGATCTTCTTCAATTAGTTCTTTAGGAGGACTCTCCAAATGATTCTCCAAAGCCTTTGTTAAAGCAAACTCTGTCATACTGCAATCAAATTTGCAATAAACCAAAGGTTTTCCATTTTCTGAAGACACCGCCATGATTACCCCTTTATATTTATCAGCCCCACCAGACAATTCATAAATTTTTTCCACCATTTCAATGGGAATACAAAACTCTGGATTTTCGCTACCATCTGGTAAATTCATAAATAAATATCTTGATCGTTAAATACTGAAGCTTGGATCTCGTCTTGAGGGTAGATCTCCGCCAGTTTGATCTCGTTAGCTTTGCAGAAATCGAACTTTTGCATGTCTCTCTTTAATTGTTCTGCATATCTAAAACGATTCTTGTGGAAGAATTTAACAAACTTCGTATGTTGTGCGCCTTGAACTTCTACAGCTATTTTTTTATTAGCGTTATAGAAATCTAAAGACAATCTACTCCCAACAACCCTAAACTCTTCGAAGACTATATCATTCTTCCAATAGTCGTAAAGGAATTTTTTTACAGCAGTTTGAAATTTACTACGGCTAGGTTTCTCCCAATCGATTAAATACTTCTTCGCATTTTTTAGATTGCGCTCTTTGCCATTTACGTCAAAGAACTTCATGCCTCAACCGCTGCGACCTGCTCCCTAAAATACTCAATTAAAAATGCACTAAGATCTTTATCTTCCTCAATATGCTTAAACAGTTTAGCTTCGCCTTGAATCTTCTCTGGGAAAGTAAAACCTTTGGAAGTTAGAAGTTCCATGAAATCATCTGTAGCTTTTAACCAAGCGCCAGCTTTAGTGATAAACTCCCATCCATATAGCATATCTATAATTTCTTTCTCTACCCAAATCGATGTGCCTCCTGTACGACCATAGCGAATTGGGTAAGGTATAGTCGTATTGGTCTTTTCATTTGCTGATTTTTTTATTGTTACTTTAGCGAAATGCCCAATTATTGGGTTTTTTTTAACATCTGGAGTCTTGATGGAAGGATTCTGTAGAATAAGATCCCCTTTAAATCTAGGCTCGAACTCTAAGATATTGTTAGCAAAGTGTAGTAGTGCATTACCACCTGTAGCAGTAGTTTGCCTAATAGGGGTTTTAGAGTATGGGTCGATTTTAATATCTGCTCTAACCTGACTAATAAAAATCGCCATATGGCCTCGCTTACCTAAAGCAACACTAGTCTTTTTGCAAAAATCTGATGCGATTAACGCCCCACCCGCGACTTTGCTGGCATCTTCAAAAGTCTTACTATTGTCATCTCTCCTGATCAACCCATCGATAGAATCGACAATAAAACAATAGAGATTCTTGTCCTCGTTATTCGTGATAAGCTCCTTAATTAGACTCATCGCCGATTCATAAATATTACTTTCATACACGAAGCAGGTTCCCTCTTTCCATTCATCCTGATCAACGAATTTGACACCACTCCTCTTTTTCATCTCTGGACTTAACCTTCCTTCAGCCTTGATATAAACACCCCTAGCTTTAGGTATGGTCTTCAAAAAGTTTTTCATCAGCTCTAAAGACTCTGATGTCTTACCCCCCTCGTTGATTCCTGTAAAGCGATGTAATCCAGGACCGAAACCTCCTCCTAGATGCATATCGAATTGAAGAGAGCCGCTAGACACTTTGTAATCTACAGTCTCCTCAAAGTTGTAATGATCACTCTTATTTGCCTTAAGAAAGTTATTAAGGATTCCAGTTGGATTTATATTCTCACTCATTTAAAAAATCTTTTATGGTTCTCTTGATGCGGGACACATCTCTATCTAGCCCCACTTTATCACCTATATCATAGGTCTTATACTTTGATAAGTCAACTGTAAAATTAAAAGCTCTGAACTTTTCGTCTAGAGTCCCTTTGAGTTTATCGCTAACTAGGTAAGCTAGAGAATCAAACTTCTTGTCGAAGGAAACTATGGCCATAAATTCCTGAGAGTAACGACTACATAAATCGTTAAGCATTTTCATTTCTCTCGCAAAAAAGACCCTCCTGCCCTTATCAGGGACTTCTATTAATCGAAAAATAATCTCCCTTTTATTCAAAGGCTTAGGCTTGCTCACAACACAGCCTAGCTATGCGCTAAATCATGGTCAACCATTTTTTTAACTAAATCCGAAAAACTACTTTTAGGCTCCCAACCTAGATCTCTCCTAGCATCCGAGGAATCACCCCATAAAACTTCGACCTCCGCAGGTCTATAGAAATCTGGGTTAATACGCAATAAGACTTTGTCCTCATGGATATATTTCTCTTCAACCCCCTCGCCAATCCACTCACATTTCTCTATAGCAAAACCAGCGAAGTTAAAAGCTTCTTTGACAAATTCTCTAATAGTATGAGTTTCATCAGAAGAAAGAACATATTCTTTAGGCTTTTCTTGGTTTAGCATTAACCAAACGCCCTCAACAAAATCTTCCGCATCACTCCAATCCCTTTTTGAATCTACATTACCCAATTCAAGAGGCTCAAAGTAATCGAGATGATATTCATTTTTGATTCTAGCAACATTCTTAGTTATTTTACGAGTGACAAACTCTTCTCCACGACGAGTCCCTTCATGATTGAATAACCAACCTTGGATAGCATAAAGATCATAAGAATCTCTCCAAACTTTTACCATGTGTCTAGCACTAGCTTTTGAAACACCATAAGGGCTTCTTGGGCGTATAGGGTGAAGCTCTGACTGAGGAGAATATAAGACATCCCCAAACTCTTCAGATGACCCAGCATTATAGTATCTACAACTTGGTGAATGTTTCCTAATAGCTTCTAACTGGTATAAAACAGCCATAGCATTAGTCTCCATATGATTAACTGGCATCTTCCAGCTGACCCCAACGAAAGAATTGGCGGCAAAATTAATAAAATAATCAGGTTTCTCCTCTGAGATCACAAGCTCTGTATTCGCTTGATCAGCAACGTCTAAATCAATTAATTCAAATCTAGGATTATTTAGAAGATGCTGAATATTATCATGATTTTTGACACTCAACCTTCGAACCCCAGCTACAATAGTATGGTCAGTATTCTTCAAAAGATAGTCAGCCATAAAACTGCCATCTTGACCTGTGACACCTGTAATAATTATTTTTTTCATTTTATATTTTAGACAGAAAAACTTCATCAAATTTTTTCATGACTTTTTCAGGAGTCAAATCAGAGTAAGCATTCCAATCTTCGTTAGGTTTTTTTTCAAAACTTTTCATAATTTCCAAAACAGTTTCTCCATCTTTATAATAGAGACCCTTTTTACCAAGGGTGCTAATATGATTTCTTTCTGGAGAATTTTCAAAGGTTATGACAGGTTTGTTGCAAAAAGAATATTCCGCACATGCCATCCCAAAAGACTCCCCTATTGTCCTCGCGTGAATCATAGCATCTGAGGTATTTATAAATTTCCTTTTTGTTTCTAGGTCAGCGAAAGCTTCAACGTGAATAACTCTTTCATGATCAATAAACGGGTGTGTCTGAGCAAAGACGAAATAGACATCTTCTCTTAAGCTAAGAAGTTTGATGATCGCATCATTCACAAAAGGGATATCCCAACCATAAAACCCGCCCAAACGAGAAAAAACAGTAGCAGACTTAGGTATTTTTAAGTCATCTCTATAATCTTCTGAGTACTCAGGAAGATGAACAATATAAGGAACAAATGGATGCTCACCATTAGAGCAGTGGTTGGAAAGCCATTCAGAAACATAAGCATACACACTTCCATGAGGTTCGTTTTCGCATCCTACAACATGCGTAAGCATAGGGGTATTTTTTACTAAGCGCCCATCATGTTTTTTCCCACATTTTTGAATATAAATTGCGTCAGCTTGAATTCTCTCAAGAACATCTTCTAAAGCCACCATATCTTCACTCCCATCTAATTCAATCACTTCCATAGAGTTTTTGAATTTTTCCATAGCTAAGGGGTGAGTACCTGCATGTTGTTTATCACAAATCATATATGATTTATTGCCGAGAATAGTCTGATTAAAATATGCATAATCATAATTGCTTACACCAGTCCCTTGAATGTCAAGGTGGGGAAGATAAAAAGCTATTGTTTTACTATTGTTCATGACTAGATAATATATGGTTACCTTAATGTTGATTTGTAAAGACCAATCTCTGAACCTTGAACTACTAATGGAGGTTCCCACCAATATACGTTGGCATTATGTAATTTAAATTGATAACTTAATTCCCAATCAGCAGCAGTAACAAACTTATCCATTGTGCCAGATATCTTTTCAGCTAAATCCCTTTTTAATAAATAAGAATCTCCACCTTTTGAGGCTGGATGATCTACTTTGTAAGTAAAAACATCTTCTTTAACGAATTGAGGATTTACTCTTAGTCCAGCACAACTCCCTATAAATATAGCATCCCAATCGTCGGGAGTTAAATCTAAAAACTTATTAAATTTTTCAATAAAATCCTCTACAAAAACAACGTCATCCTCAAAAACAACACCATAATTATCACATTCTTTAGATATTTTTTCGATAGCTAATTTATGTTTAAAAACGCAAGAAATTTCCCCCTTGTTTAATATACGATGAGGTGTTGACCTATTACCATAAGTTGGGTGGATTTTAGAATTGTAAGATTCTTCAGATGAGTCATAATGCTTATCAATTAATTCATCAGTTAAATCCTCTTGATCATATTCAGTAATATACTCGATATCTATACCAAGATTCTTAAATTGTTCATCTGTATGTTTTTTTCGATCTTCTAGTTTAGTATAGTGGACCAAATATGTTTTTTCAGCGTTTATCATTTTAGTATAGTATCGGTTATAAATTGCAAAATAGATTTTGGCAAGAACTCTTTCTTTATCAAGTTATCTTTAAATAGAGGCTCTCTAAGATATGAGTTATACAAATCATCATCTTGGTCCACTTCTTTGATATGTTGAAAAAGAGATTCTAAGGATTCATAATTGTTTAGATTAATAAAACACTTCTCGTTAAAATCGTTGGACGCTTCGTCATCACAATAGTATATAGGTATATTCCCAGCTGTTTTAGCATGGAAGAGTTTTTCTGTGTAATACCCAGAATATAAACGATTTTCATAACAAACAGAAAATTTATAATTTTTAAGGTTATTATATTTTTTTATTTCTCCATTACTCCAATTACCAAAAGGATGACCAAATCCGTCTACTCTTTTGTAAGTAGAAAATAAATTATACGTTTCCACTCTTTCCTTTGTAGGATTATTAAAAATCATTGCACAAAATTTATTTTTTTCTGAAGAAATAAATTCATTTTGCCCTATTAATTCAGGTCTTAGTATGAATTCAGGATTTCCATAACCGCCTTTATCAAACCAGTCAATTTGTAGAACCCAGAGAGGTAATCTGTAATGACGGGGATCGTCAGAAAAATCAAAAGTAAAAGCAAAGTCACACTTTCCTATATTGTAGTGAGCTTGATGATTAGTTATTCTTATAGGCTCATCCGAATCAAAATTTGGGGAGACACTTTCCCCCGTAAAAAAAACCTTTTTACATCTGTGATTTTTATATTTATTTCTCTCTCCTATATTACTATAATCCACAGAAAAAAATAATAGGTCAGGATCTTCTTCATCTATAATGATATTATACTTTGTGCAGAGTAGGTGGTAGAAATAATTATTTCTTTTATTATACCCAGGCCAATAATCTACAAAGTTTATTTTTAGATCATCCATATTATTTAAATAAATTAAAGTTTAGAGTCTCAATATCGAAATCGTCCCAAATATTTTTATAAAGATCAGCAGTCAGATCTAAATCTTTTAATTCAGACCAATCATCTATAATGATCATCGGTATCCCCATCTCTTGAAACTTCTCTACCCCATGCCATCTAGTAACTATAGGGATACTTTTCATATAAATAGACTCCCAAGTTTTATGACAATCTACTCCATTACCAACAGGAGAAACCGTAAAGTAAGACTTAGCGATCTCCCTCAAGTAATCTTTTTGCGTAGACTCAACAAAATCATCATGGTCTCGTATTAAAGAAGCATTAGGATAATTTTTTTTGTTTTGCAACGGGTATTTATCTGATATTTTATTCAGGCAATCATGTCTAGCAGGAGGATTTGTGGAAACATTGAAGTTTACATAAACTTTTTCTGTTTTCTCTTGTTGTTCACTTATGATTTCAGAAAATCTAGTTTGATTGCCATGTGACCATTTTGGATTAGCTATTCCAATTGGTATGGGTTTCAACTTAGGGTGATCAAAAATTAAATTCTGAGTATACCATTTTTTAATATTAGGAAATAAATTTAATACATAATTAATCTCCGACTCCCCGAAATTAATATCAGAGTTATGAGTTATCAAAGTAAACTCTTCTGGTAATATA